ATTGACGCGGACCTTTGTGATCGCTTTGTATATGGCGGTGGGTGTAGCGTCGGCCCCCTTCGCCTGTGTCTGTGTTACCGCGTTGTAGAAGCCGTTGAGCTGGGGGGTCGTGCCGTTGCCGTTCAGCAAGCCATCCTCTTCCTTGAGTTCGAGCATAAGCGTGAGGCGGTTGTTTATCAGGGCTTGCATACCGTCCACTGAGGATAGCTGCTGCACCGTGACAGGCAGCCACACAGCCAGCATTTCCACCAGCGCCGTGCGCTCTGTGAATGCCAACGCCGCCTCGCCCTTTACGAGTCCTTCACCCACGAAGGCGGCATTGTTGGTGAACGTCGTTTCCTCCATGTACTTGATAGCGGTTTCGCTCGTGTTGTCCTGAGGTATCAGGTCGGCCACGACGGGCCGACGCTGTGCGCTGAGGACGATCTTCGCTGTGCGCGGGTTGGCAGGCGCTAGACCGGCTGCTGTGGTCATAAGGGTCTTCATCGTCACATCGGGTAGTTCAACCGCGAACCTTGCGCCCGGTACTTTATGCATCGTCTTGAACATCACGTGATCGGTGTACATCTCACCAAGGGATTTGCTCTGTACGGATTGCCCCTCCTCAGAAGGCGTGCTATCGCTGCCCTGGAAAGGTATCTTGCGTACAGGCTGTGCATTGCGCTCTGCCTGCCGCTTCATGTTCTCTGCCTGCGCCTTAGCTTCAAGCAAGGGGGATAGTTCGTCGTTGATAGCCGCAAGCTCTACCTGTCCCGCCTGGAAGTCCTTTAGCTCCTCGGCTGTCCAGTTCATGTCAGGCTTGCGCTCATATATTTCGGCAACTGCGCGCGTTCTCGCGTCTAGCTTGCCTTGCAGTTCTTCTAGCTTGCCCATTAGATTCTCACTCCTTGTCGTCTGGCCTGATAGACCAGCCATTGCGCTAATGCTTTTCTCACTTCGTCTGCGTTGGCTTTCGGCTCTGTCGCCTGTAGTAGCTCCTCAATCGCTGCCATCACGTCCGCTAAGGACTCGTGCAGGTTGGATAGCTTTGTGCGGTTGGCGCCACTGAGCACCCGCCCCTCTTTCACCCTCGCCCCCTGGTAGTTCCCCAGGCGCTTTACATAGCCCTGTATGGCGGCTTCCACCACGTCAGAGTGGTTGTCAATGCTCATGCTGGTTTCCAGCAGGCTCTTGACACCCGTAACCGTTGCGAGGGGATTTGCGGGCACGTTGACGAGGCTCACCTCAAAGAGTTCAAGCTCTTTCAAGAGGCGGCCCTCGTCCACATATTCGTCGTCTTTGACTTCGTAGCCGATAGACAGCGATACACTCTTGCCCCTGTCTATGCGCTCCTGTGCTATCGTGCGGGCTTCCTGGGCGAAGGGGGTGGAGTGAAAGTCGGCTGTAATAAGCAAGCCGTGCCCGTCTTCCACCGCTTCCGTCAGTGTGGCGATAGGCAGCATTTCCCAATCGTGGCCCACAGAGATAAAGCCGTTCTTGCGAAATACAGGCAGCGTCTTAGCAAACGCGCCTTTGACTACTCGCTCGTTTACCCTGTCGAAGTTATCGAAGGTGGAAGCGTAGCCGGTAAGTTGTCCGAACTCGCTATCCTTGCTTACCTTCAGTTGCGCTTGTATGCTTTCTTTGCGGTCCATTCCTTGTCTCCCTTTGGGCAAAACAAAAAGGCCCAATGTCGGGGTGTCTAGCACCTTCATTGGGCCTCGTGGACCTTGCTATTCAGTTATTGCTGATGTTATTCTTCGACTATGAGTGATATTTCGTAGAAGATTGAGCATTGGTTAGGGTCAATTGCTGACCGACGCTCTTCAAACTGCTCCACCTTTGTACCCCATACTGCTTTGCCCGGGTTGCGGTCTATAAAATATCGCTCTGCATCACGCATAAGCCAAACCTGGTTAGCTCGCACCAACTCCTCGTCGTTGAGGTCAAAGCCCGCTACAACGATGAAGTACCCGGCGTACTTCTCAAGCCTGCCCGTCTTCTCTTTTGGCGTTGCACCGTTCATAGCTTACCTGACTTGCACCGTATTCATCGCCCCGCATTTGCACTTAATTTCCACTGTGCTGCCTGCCTTCAGGTCACACTTGGCTATGATACGCCCGCATTGCGAGCATCTGTATACGTCTAGCTTGACCTCTGTTGCTGACATCATACCACAATCCCTACGCGCTCGCTATCCTTCTATAACGCGACCTTGCAAGCTTCATCATTCGTCGTCCATAACCGTAGCGCCATGCTTTTCTTATTTCCTCGTAAGTGTCGGGATGGACAACGACAAAGGACGGAATAGCAGTTCCATACTCACGCATTCTTGTTATCACTTCGCGTATGTCCATTATGCAGCCCCCACTCTCGCCGCTACCGCCTCATAGTCCCTTGCCAGTATCGCCGCTATCTCCCGCTCCATCCTGCGCTCTATAGCCGTCCTGCGCCTCTCTGTGCTTGCTTTGACACTCTTGTACTGCACACCGCTCGGTAAAGCTTTCAGGGGCAGCATGGGCGCTGTGGTAGCAACAGGGGCCACCTTGTATGTCTCATCATCCGGTTCGACAGGCCAGCCGGTTGCGGTGCGTGCTTCACTTCGCTTTATCCACCCGCTATCGTATCCTTGCGAGAGGCGGGCGTATAGCTTTGCTTGATCGTCCTGTAACACACGTACTTGAGATAGGTCGAATACCACTGTCTCACTGTCAGGGTCGCCGAAGTCGGGGAGGAGCTGAGTGCCAAGGTCGTCACTGAGTACCATCTGTGTGGGGATGATGTTTTGCTCATATGCTTGCTGCCTCGCTTCGTCCATGTTGTTGTATGTGCTACGGTCAAGCCCAGCCCCTAACCCCGCTACCACAGCAGGCCATGACAGCAGAGCCGGTATGCGCTCTTCCGGTATGCGGCGTAAGCCGACAAGGTTCATTTGCTCAGGACTGAAGGAAAGGATGTCCACTGACACCGCGTCAGTCAGCACAAGCGGCTCGCCTCGACGGTCCCCGCTGAACTTCTGCATGAACAGGTTCTTGACTTGTTCCGCATCGGCTATCACACCTTGCTCTTTGGGGGCTATCACCACGCCCGGTATGCCCATGTTACGCAGCATGGAAGCAGAGTACCTGGCGGCTTCGTTGTCTGTCCACACTTCTCGGAGTGCGCTGGCTAGGGGGCTGATACCTTCGCGGATGTTGCTGGGGTTGATACCGAACCTGAAGTGTACAACGTCTTCCTTCTCAACCCGATACCACGAACTGCCCCGCTTGACTTCGTAGTGGCTTATGAACTCCTCCCCCGACGAGGGCCACCGGCAGCGTATCGTGAAGTGAGGTTCGTACCACAACTCAACCACTTGCCCCCCACCGCCTCGCACCTTTATCCAGTATGCGTTGCCGTCCAGGTTGAGGCTGTAGACTGTGGCTTGCCAGAGGAGACGGCCTGAAAAGTATTCGTTGGGCTTCTTGAGCAGTTTGGTGAGGGGGTGGTCAGGCACTACTTCGCTACCGGCTGCACTCTGCCTCATCACCTTCATGGGGGCTTCAGGGAAGGCGCGCATGATGGACTGAATGCACGTCATGATTATGGCGTTCTGTGCTAGGTCCCCCGCCTCGACGGTGTAGTCTACAGTCGTGCCGTATGAGCCCCAGCCTGCATAGGAGGTGTAGTTATCGCCCAGCCAGTATGAGTTGCCGTTACCGTAGAGGAAGTTCTTTACAGCGTCTTTCACGCGCTGCACTACAGAACGGGAGGGCGTGACGTTGCGGGTTGTCAGGGCTGTGCTTGCCATTATGCTACCATGCCTCCGCCTCTATCTACGTGCATTGACACATAGCGGGCCTGGTCAAGCGAGTGGTCGTTCAGCTTTACAGGTACTTCCTTCTCAGCCGATCCTTCGCTACTCTTAGCCCACACATAGCCCTCTATCTCCTCGACAAAGCCGCATGGTAGGTGCTTTGCATCACGAACGGGGTCACGCTCTATCAGGGAGTTACGCAGCACATACAGTCGCGCACGACCATCCGGCTTGACACGGAGGCGGCTTTGCATGGATTGTACGCCTGGTGCTATGTCGTTCTTACCGCCCATTGAGGGAAGGTGTGCTTGATTGAACTGACGGATGTATGCGGGCTCGGCAGGGTCGCACACAAAGCGAGTAATGCCCCACGTATCGCGCATCTCTTTTCCACGTTCTATCCACCAGTCTATCGTCTTGCCTGTCATGTACCATTCACGCAGTAGATAAAGACGGCTATCACGGTCCACAGCCCACACAGCGAGAATGCCAGGGTTGGTAAAGCCCCAGTCTACCCCGCCGTACACGCCCTTCAGGTTAGCGTGATCGGGCTTGCCTTCTGCTGTCAGGATGCCCCACTCTGTTAGTTCACTCTCGCTCTTCAGGTGAGTTTCGCGGTTCCATTTCTCGTATACCAGTCCTTCAGCCCCTACCCATAGTCCCAGCCGCAGGCGTTGGTAACGTGTGCCTGTCAATGCGTCAAGTACCGCCAGTGTACGTTCGCCTTGCTCGGTGATCTGCCCCCCCTCGTCAAACAGCGTGGGGTTATCTTCGTGGTGGGAATAGAGCACACGCAGAGAGGGGCGGTTGAGTATCCAGTGAGTTGAGGGGCCGGGGTTGCAATCTCCGAATATCTGAGAGAAGGGTGCTACCCCACCTCGACCTGTGCAGCGAGTGGTAAGCGTTTCCCAGTCCCCCAGGTCAAGCTCTTCTGCCTGGTTGACGAAGATAAAATCACGCTCTGAACTGAGTACCTTTTGAGGGTTGTCCATACCGCCTACAAACACGCGGCTGCCGTTGGGGTAGTCAAACCATTCAGGCTTTTCCCCACCGAAGGAATGCACGTTAGTGTCTTTACCGAGTATGCGCCTGTATGTCTGGAGGACCGAGCCGTGCATAGACTGGTACGTCTTGCGGACGATAGCGGCCTGAGCGCCTTTGTGCGTCAGCATGAGGTTGTGCAGCTTGTGGAGGGCTGCGTAGGTTTTGCCCGTCTCGGATGGGCCTGCTATCACGCACTCATGATCGGTGCTATCCCACAAGTCAGCAGCCGCACCGCGTAGGATGGGCTTGAGGGGTGGGGGCGCGACAGGGCGATACTTGAGACGCAATACCGCAAGGGGCAGCGCAGCACGAACAGCAGCCGGTGATAGACTAGCCAACAGGATACTCCATAACGATACGCTCTGCTTCGGCTATGAGTTCGTCAGGGTCTAGGTCGTAGTCTTCGGCCATGCGTGTTGCTTCCTGCCTGATATTGATATTCACGGTAGCAGGGGCATCCAGGCCGAGGTACTTAGCGCGACGTTCCATGATCTTGAGTACGCGGTCTACAGCCTGCGGTACGCCTCTTTGGGCTGCACCCCATGTAGCCTTTAGCATATCGTCAAGGCGCGTTAGTTCAAGGTTACGGAGTTCGGCGGCAGGTTCTCTGAGCGTTTTGTGGAGGCCAGCCATAACGGCTTTGTATGCGCCGCTCGGCCCACCATAGCCGAGCCGTGCTGCTATCTCAGCAAAGCCTAAGCCATCCCGTCGCAATTCGAGGGCGGCTTGTTGGCGGTCTACAGCCTCTATTCGCTTTTCACTAGTCTTGCTTTCGCTCATATGGTGGAAATGCAAAAAGGCCACACCCCTCACGCTGTGGTGAGTTCGTGTGACCTCTGGTTCTCAGTCAGTCGTTGCTATTTGCTTGTTACGTCAACTATAGCATACTTTTTGGGGATGTCAACTGGCTTTCGGTACTCGCCTCTTGTGCGTTTCTTCCACCTGAAACACCACGCGGTCTATGAAAGTGACGCGCAGTTCCCCATACCCCTTACGGTGTATAGCGTGGATTTCGGGCAGCATAGCCAGGATGTGTTCTGCGATAGCCCTATCTACGGGGTCGGCCTGTCTATCCCCGGCGATCTGCTTAAGGGTAGTCTCCAACTCGCTACTCCTTTCGTCTGCCATTCATGCCTCAATGTGTGATATGTCGCCCCAACTTGTTATAAACTGCCTATTTTTCACCCCGTAGGCACGACCCCTGTACTCTCTATCATCCTGACCCCCTAACGGCGGTTTCTCATGAGTGGGGCGGGTCTCTCAGGGCATTGTAGGATGAAGTCCTATCCCTATAGCTTGCAACGCCTCGTCCACACTTTCCACGACCGCAACCCGTCCACCTACTGCGAGTATCTGAGCTATCGTGTCCACCTCTGCCGGGGTTAGCTTCTTTCGTGACCTTGATTTGGCACCGTCTTTGATTTCTATCAGGGTGGCGTTCCCTCGAAAATAGACGAGCAGATCCAACAATCCAGGCGTTGAGTGCGTATCCAGAACTACCGCGCCGCATTGTCTAAGCGCAGTTGCTATTTCGCGGTGATTAGAATCAACTCGTTTAGGGCGCATAGCTTTGCAGGGCTGCCAGTTCGCGGGGGGTTAGGGAGAGGGGCATTAGTTCTCTAGGAATCTGACACGCTTGCCATGAGCACGGGCATAATCAAGTTCACTCTGAGTAGACGAGCCTATATAGCCGCCCTTGTTGAGTATCAGCACTTCGTCCGCCATGTCTATCTTGCGCTTGTGAAGTTCGTCAAGCATTTCCTTGTCGGCTGGTGTAATACCCACACCCTCTCCGTGAACCTTCACCATCTCGCCAGGAGAGCCAGCGTAGAAGCCCACAGACAGGACTATCTTGCCTGCCATAGTCTCTTGATAGTTCGCCCGTTGGAACTCGTCATAGAAGCGCGTAGAGCCACACAAACACACTACTGTTGGTTTATTCACAATTCAATCTCCTTTCATGCCCTCTTGCGGTGAGAGCGGGGTGGGTTGGCTACTCTTTGGTTTCCTGCGGAGTTCGTTTACTCATTGCCATGTTAGCAAGCCATTGCGTTGTATAGCGTTCCTGAAACTCCTCACGCATGGCCATTTCTTCACGCAAAGCATCCCGCTCCCCCTGCGCCTCTCGGAGCTTTGTTTGGAGGTTGCGTATCAGGTTTGCCAGTTTAGGGATTTCATACGACCACATGCAAAGCAGTCCCGACCTTGCCTCGCCTAACGGTAGTTGGCTGTCAGTTGTCCACCCGCTCAGAACGTCCACTATCTCTGCCTCACTCATAAGCTCCGCGCCCACACTCTCTTGCTCACTCATTGTTGGTTGCCTCCTGTTGCTCTTTATCAGCAAGGAAGTACCAGAACGTCACAACTTCCTCTTTATCCTCCCAGGTATATCTCGTCCACCGTACCGAGGTTATGCAGCCTTGCGGCTCTGATTCTAACCATCTCGCTACTTCCTCTTCCCACCCATTTCTGATAGCAAATGTGGCGGTTCCAACAGCCTCGCTCATTCCGACACCCCTTCACCCTCACCCGCCGCCTGTTGCTCGGCGGGGTTGAGTAGGGCGTAGGCTACCTGAATAGGGCAGTCGTCATAATGCGACTGGCACTTTTTCTTCTTGTCTGGTGATGGGTAAGCACAGTAAAAACATTCCCAAGTTCCTGCCTCGTCATTGACGGATATTGCCCACTCATCAGCGAACGGCCTCAAGGCGGCTTCCAGGCTTGCTATGCGCTCCTCTGCTTGCACCATCCTGTCGTAAATAGGTTTGTAAAAGCCATAATAACTGTCTTCGTCCATATCAACCCTCCTGTGTGTGTGTCCGTGCGCTGTGGGGCTATGCTGGTCTAACACGCTTACACGTTTGGTACTCATCGCCCCACTGAACCACGTACAGAGGCATGAGCGCCCTGTTATCGTAGTTGCACCGCCATAACTTTCCTCGTCTAACTTTGCTCACTGTCTACCCCTTTCCAGCTTGTCTTGCCCGCCGTCTTGTCCTGGCGCTGTGTTTGGTTCTCTCTTTTGGACTTACTTCTACTATTTCCCATAATATACAGGTATACAGGTTTACATGTTTTTGGGGTAAAATGGTAATTATGCGTGCGCATGAGGGACTTTACTGTACAGAACCTCAACCTGTATTTTACGCACGAAACCTGTATCAAACCTGTATTGATTTTCTTGGATTTTCACGAAGTTTTCCCCAAATCCACATCCGGCACGACCAGAATAAAGCCCTTATAACCTCTTTTGTTGCGCTCCGTCCCCCTTTCATAGCCATGTTCTACCAGACTTCGAGCAAATCCGGTCTGCGTCGGTTCCTTGAAACCGAAGCTCTTACACCAGTTGCGGAATGAGTCGAATGCCTCTGATGCGGTGGTGAAACTGCCGGGCGACGAGGCCGCGCAATCGCTGAACCATTGCCCCAGGATGTCCGACTCCTTGCGGTATTCTTCGGTCGCAGCCTCGACTACCTTTGCACTCCCTAATCCGTTCTTTTGCCATGCTTGCAGCCCTTCCAAAATCCAATTGAGGATGCCTGATAATTCCCCTTTCAGCTCACTTTTGAGGTTTTTATCCTCAGCACGCCCCTCAAAGTTCTGAGTAAACGGGATCAGCTTTATACGTCGCCAGATACCCCGATCCGTGCCCCGGATAATGGGCTTATGGTTCATAGCCATCCATAGCTTAAATGTCGGCTCATAGGTAAAGAACTCGCCGTAAAGGAATCGGCACGTTATCCGGTCCTGCCCTGTCACAGCTTTGACGCGCGCCTCGGCTAGTCGCCGATCCTCGTCCGACTCGATCACCGTCACAAACCGCTTACCCTTTAGCGCGGCCAGGTCGTTAGTCGACTCGTTGCGCCGGTCAGCATCAAAGGTCGCGAAAGGCGTGCCTGCGCTGTAGTCACCGAGCACCAGCCCCAGTGTCTCCAGAAATACGCTTTTCCCGTTCGCCCCTGAGCCGTGACACAAGAACATAACTTGCTCTGAGGTGTCGCCGGTCAGTGAGTAGCCTATCGCGCGCTGAATGAATGCTATAAGCTCCTGGTCGTCTGCGAACACTTCATTTAGGAACCGTCGCCAGCGAGAGCAGGATGCCTCCAGGTTGACGGGTGTTCCGAGGCACATAGTTATCAGGTCGTCCTTGCTCGGTTCATAGAGTAGCCCCGCATTCAAGTCCAGTAGGCCATTAGGCGCACCGGCCACACCATGCTCAATATCGAAGCGTGCAATCGTGGTAGCAAAGGAGCGCAGCACGGATGCCTGCGTAAGCAAGCCCCTTTGCTTGGAGGCGTTCTCAGCGCCGATCAGGTAACTTATCATCTTGCGCTGGCGCTCGGTATCCACAAGCGAAAGAGCCGCTATTTTGCGCTCCCTTATAACTTCGATTGCAGCACGTTCTACCCGCCCATCCTCGTCAACTTGCCAGTGCGCTCCTGCCCACACAAGCCACTTTCGGCGCGTATGGTCAAAGCGAAAGTCACCACCGAAAAGGTGTTCTAAACACTCAGCATTACCCGTATCAGAAAGGGGAGCGTCTTTCAGGATGTCTATCCGGCTATCAAGCTCTGCGCTCGGTGGAGGTTGCCCTTCCTTAGTTCCCTGCCTGTTGCGCCTGTTGTCACCAAAGCGCGCGCCAGTCCCTCTCACAGCCTTTTCTATGTCATGTTTACGAGTACCCCGCGGCAGCCCTTCCCACCGCTCGCTGCCACTCTGATACATCAGGCGGTCAAGCTGGCCGTTGTCACTGGTATAGAAGGCGAGTATATCAAGGAGTGCCATATCAGCCTCAGAGCGTGACGCATAGCCGGACGTGTTCCCCGACCATAGCCGTTTGAACTTCGCGCTATTCGCAGCCCGCCCCGCAATCCTGACAATATCCTCATCCGATAGATTACCGGTCCCACCTTGCGGGATATGTGGCCTTTCCGGTTCCTGAGCGCCAAACACTCGCAGGTGCAACGCTGCTAACTCATCCTCTCGGTGTTCTATCGTTTTAGGTGTGCCTGGTACGTGCTGCCCTGTCATAGTGGCATAGCGCCCCGTCGCGTACATCTCCACACCACCACGCTTGCGCCCTTTATTCTCAGGTACAGCGCCGTACGCGAAGATATGCACACCGCAGCCCGAAGGCGATAGCTCGGTGTAGGAGTTGATTTCGTCAATAATCTCCTGTCCCCACTGCGCGATTGCACTCGTTTCCTTATCCCGGCAGCCGTCCAGGTCTATAAATACAATGCCGTCGTCCACCGTCATAACGTAGCCCAGCCCGTCAAAGCCATTCGAGGCTGCAACGGTGCGAGCTACGCTAAGGGTAGTCCAGGTAGAGGGATCGTCGGATGCCGCCTTGACGTGTCCCTTTGCGTTTGGCGCGTAAGGTACTTTCGTCGGCTTTGGCTGCCCCGGCTTATTCTCGTACTTCCAAACAATCCACTTGGGCTGTGTCACGAGGGGTGAAGGAAAGTTCTGTGCGTGGCTACTCCCACCCATTGCGCGCCTCCCTTCGGTCCTGCTTACGCTTTATCCGCGCTCGCAGGATATGAAAGACGAGGCGCAACGATACCGACCTCTTACTCTGCCCCAGGTTGCATTCTTCGCACATGGCAGCCAGGTTCTCATCGTCGTATATCTCATCCTCGGTTGCACCCACTTCCTTAGCGTCATTCACTGACAGGAAGTGCCCCACATGAAGCGGCTTATCGTCACAGTGACAGATCACGCAAGTGCCGTTATCTCGCTCCAATATCCGCGCCTTTTGAGAAGGGCTGATTTCGGGGCGAGTCCTGACCGACCTTTGCGGTTTGCCCGACTCCGATTTCGGCTGATTGTATGCCCAGCCGTGACACCGGCTACAGCGCACGACATCCTGCCCATTGCGCTCGGTTACATAGCCTTCATTGCAGCCACACGCTGCGCATGGAGCGCGCATTGGAATAGCTTGTGGAATATTTGCCTCGTTGAATAACATCGTCCGACCCCTTAAACGCCACACTCACCGCTTGTCTGGATTGCTTCTTGTCTAGGGAAACAGGGCCAGACGCACGGTGAGTG